ATGCTAATGCTTTGGATTATCTGAAGAAATTAGCAACTGTAGAATTTTCTATATTCTTTGTTAGAAAGATTGTTGGATTAAGAAGCGAACTTAAAGATTGCGATACTTATTCTAAATTCAAGATTGATAACCAAGACTTAGAAATTTAGATTACCACCTAGGGGGGAATTAGGAATATTTATTATTAACTAGTAAATATTCCTTTTCTGCCCATTCTGATATTGAGATGTGTATCTCAACTGATGACTAGAAAACTATGAAATCAGAACTCATTTTATTTTTTTGGAGAAAAATATGAATAACGAAAATGTAAATACTTTATCTGAAAATGCTACTTTGGTGCGTTTGAATACCAAACATCCAAGTGGAGTTAAATCAGATAAGGATTTAAAAGAAGGTCTAGCGATAGATCAATCTGCAATGAGTGAATCTTTGCACGTTGCTAAATACATCTTTGGAAAAGAGACTAATAAATACTTTAGAAGAATTATTAATCAATTCAGAAACAATGTTTATTATCCTTTGACTGTTCCATGGGATGACAATACTAGCGACTACGAAGGCAAGGTCTTGAGTGGGTGGCGTTTATGCCCTAACCAAGAACTTGATACTCTTATGGATAAAGTTAACGAAGCTAAGAGTGATTTTGAGAAAGAAGTAAAAAACTTTCTTGATAATTACGACAACTTGATTGATGCGAACAGGCATAAATTAGGTCAAGCTTTTAAGCTATCTGACTATCCAACTAAAGAAGTCATTGAGACTAAATTCAGATTTGATTTTGAGTTAGGACAAGTGCCAACTATTAGTAAAAGTGATGTGCGATTAAATGTATCAGAATCACTTAGAAAGAAGATTGAGCAAGATGCAATTAAGAGAGCTAACAAGAATGTAGAAGCTATTACTAGAACTACAGTAGAAACTCTTTTGGAATCCGTTGATCACCTAGCAGAAAAGTTAAAGTCTTATGATCCTAACAATAAGCAAGGTGGTGGATTCTTTAAGAACTCTAGTTTTAATAAGCTTAGACAATTTCTTGATACGCTACCATCTATCAATAATGATATTTTGGGTAATGACAAACTGATTGCTGATGCTCATCAAAAATTAGTTAGCGTGTTTGCTTCTATTAATGATGTAGATTCTTTGAGAGAAGATGATGATTATTCTGCTAAGAAACGAAAACAAATAGCAGATGATCTTGAAAATTCTGTTGATGAATTGAAGGGTGGATTCTTAGACAATATGTATAAGAAGTAAGCCAATAAAGGGTGGAGAAAATATATTATTTACCAGTAAATATTCTTTCCATCCTTCTGTCTTTGGATGTGTATCCAAACTGATGAGATCAAAAGATCGAAACAGAAACTCATAAAAAATCTTTGGAGGGATTATTATGAATAGTGAAAAACGAATAATTAAAGCTAGATCGAAACTAATGAAAGGTAATGTAGGTATGGCAACTATGCTATTAAAACTCACCTTAATTAGAGAAGATGAAAAGTGTCAAACAATGGCTACTGATGGCGTTAATATTTATTGGAATGATGAATTTGTTAAATCAATAACAGATGAGGAAATTCAAGCAGTATTAATTCACGAAGCTAGTCACGTTATTTGGGAACATCCTTTGCGTAAGGGTAAGCGAGATCACCAACTTTGGAACATAGCAACAGACTATGTAATCAATGGGTGGTTAAAGTATGACTTGCATATGGAACTTCCTGAAGATGGTCTGCTTGATCGCAAGTATCATGGGATGTCTGCTGAAGCAGTTTATAGAACTCTTAGCAACGATGATGAAGCTTTAGATGAAGCAATAGATCAGATTAATGACAATGCCAACGATGGTGATGCAGATCAATCTGCTGAAGATGGTGAGACAAGCAATAGCAACGAAGGTCAAACTCTTGCTGAGAAACTTGCTGACTTACCTCAATTAAGTGGTGAGGTTTGGGTGCCAACTAATGAAGATGGCAAAGAATTATCACCTAATGAAATGGCTGAACTACAAGAAGAATTGCAACGAACAATAATGATGGCTGATAAGCTTGAAGGTATTGGAGACGATGCAGAAAGTAGTTTGGGTAAAGCAGTCAAGCAGATGAATAGATCATGCGTTGATTGGGTTGATGTGATGCGAGACTTCTTACAGTCTGCTATGTCAAAAAATCCTACATGGTCAAGACTTAACAAACGTCACTCATGGCGTGGTGTTAATTTACCTAGCAACGATAAAGAGCCACATGGAGGTGAGATTGTTGTTGCAATTGATACAAGTGGGAGTGTGACACAAGAAGAACTTAATATTTTTGCTACTGAAACACAGAACTTAGCTGAAGAATGTGGAGTAGATAAAGTTAGAGTTTGTTATTGCGATACTAGAGTTCATAAAAATTCACATGGTGAGTGGTGGGATGAATACGACTTAGAATGTGAAGAACTTGAATTTCATCTTCGTGGTGGTGGTGGTACTGACTTCAATCCACCTTTCAACTTATTCAACGACTATACAGATAATACAGATGATGTCCTTGCATTTATCTATTTTACTGATGGAGGTGGATATGTTGATAAGGAGGTTGAGCCAAATGTCCCTGTTATATGGGCATTAACCACAACTTACTATCAAGACTACTATAACGATATGACTTTTCCTTTTGGAGAAGAAGTAGTTATAGATATGTCTAGTATTTAATTATCTAATGCGTTCTAAGGGTAGGCAATTTTGGGGTATCTTATGCCCTTGCCTACTCTTAGAAAATGCGTTAGGCGTGATCTGGTGAAGTCATTTTTGCCAAAACTGTATAGGAAATGCGTATTTCCTACTGATGATCGCCAAAAGGCGTGAAACAGTTTAATAACTCTTATTAATGCTTTGGAGGGCAAAATATTATGAGTAAATTTAAAAAAGAATATGTTTACAAAGTAAGCGAACATTGTATTGATGTTAGATACTTTGAGATAGTTTCTGATAAAAAACTTTCACATAACGAAGTGATAGATGCTATATGTTTACCTGATATTTCAAAAGAGGGAGACGCAAAAAAAGAAGGTGGAATTACATCAACTTTTATGTGGACTGACTTTGGAGAAACAACAGATGTAAAAATCTTGGGAGAACTTAAAGATGACGAATAGACAATTGTTAGAATTTACTTTGAAAGTAAACATAGGAACTTGCAACGAAATCTATACAAAGATTGATAGGCGACTAGAGGAAAGATCAGATATTGATTTGGCTCTAGTTAAATATTTCAATACTTTGGTCACGATTAATCACAAAGTACAAGATGTTTTATATAAGCAAAGGGCAGATATGGATTTGCCCTTTCCTAAACATCTAGGATTTAATGAGAATGGTGATATTGTAGAGGTTGAAGTGCAAGAATTATAAACAAATTAAGGCGTGATGCTACTGTAAAAGGTGGTGTCACGCCTTTTTTTTTGGTCTAAAAAAAGCCAACAAGCTCATCAGATTCCGATCCAATGAAAAAATATTTACTAGTCTATTGTTTTTCCTGAGAAAAAATCTACCAGTCCAAAATAGAAAAATATTTACTGGTTTTTTCGGTGTGGATGAATCTGTGGATAACTTGTAGATAAGTCTTGCAATCTGCAATCAGTTATATTATATTGATAATCAAGATTTGATTTCTGTCTTATTGGCAAAATTCATTTTTATATTACCTCCAAAAACTATGTGAGTTTTAGGGACAATCGCAAGGTTGTCCCTTTTTTTTGATAGTTTATAGATAGTCTGTTGTTCCACATGGAACAATGTATTTCACTTTGATAGCATTTTGCATTACAATATCATCCATGTACGCTGTAATTAGACACACATATAAACTAGATATACCTGAGCCAAACAATGTTTATTCAACAAAGTCTAGTGCTAAGTGGGTGCATTTAGTTTGGTTGTTTGAAACTGAACTAGATGCTATTGCTTTTGCTATATCTTTGTTAGATGATCCTTTGATTATGTCAAATAAATGGCTGATTGAGGGTGCCATAAAACAATTAGAGGAAGATAGGTTTTATCAAGTTGGTAGAGAAAGTGTAGCTATTGCAGAAGTGCAAGATAGTCCAAACATATTTTATACAGGAGAAAAGGAAGATGAAAAGTCTATTCATTAGATGCTCAGAAGAAACCTATGAATTGGCACACTCTTTGGCTAAGAAGGAAAATCGCTCATTGAATAAGCAGATTATCCATATGATACATAGCGAAGCTGATAACAAAAACATATCTATAGAAGAAGATCAAGCTGAACAGGATGGTAAAGCTATCTATAGTGGTGCTATCACTAGCGAAAACTATGAATCTAAACTTGGTTTGCGAGGGATTGCTGAAACAAAGAAACAGGATTCTTATGATTAAGATACCAAAAAGTTAGTAGTGCATTAGAACATTCTTGCATTACTAACTCTTTTGTTTCATCTATCTTCTTTGGATTGTTCACCATAATACTCCAAAACTCTTTCTCTTTGGTATGTCCACACTCCCTTACAATTTTCTTTTGCACCTTTGATAGCATGACTGCCCTTGGAACAGGCTTGATAGAACTATGACTGGTAAATATTCTTTCTGCAGCAGGTGAGCTTTTCCCCAATGCACCACTTCTAACTATGATTTCAAGATACTTATTGCAAACATTATGCTGTTGTGCGTTTATCTTATTCTCTATAAATGATTTGTCTATGATGTGTTGGTCAAAAACAATGGCTCTACCCACCTTGCTTTTACCTATTCTTGTAATAGCGACTGAGTTTCTATGATGTAGATAAGGACTTCCTATATCATTGACTTGCAATTCGTTAGAACTCCCAATCAAAGTTATCTTCGACTTCTTCAATTTCTGCGTACCTTCCGTTAACAGGATTGAAGGTCATATTAACACTTCCTAACTTACCTTGCCAACCCCAACGAGCCTTCCAATTGTGTATTTCTACGCCATCGTCACCTCTATAGACTGTTAAACCTGTGTCTGCTTTACTAAACCACGCATAAGATTTAGCTACATCAACACCTGTGCATACATTTTTCTTGCCATCTCTAATGAAAGGTTTAGTTGGATGTGCCACAAAGAATACCAATATATCGTGTTGTTTAGCGAACAGTTGGACTTTTGTTAGCATTTCACTAACCATATCAGTCTCTAATCCTGTATGTTCAGTATGTATAAAGTTAAATGGATCAATAACTAATACTCTCACTCCATATCGCATGACTGCACTTGCACCTTTCTCTAAGATAGCTTCTATCGTAGGCAACCCACCATCTTGATAATCTTGAAACAGTATATGTTCTCTTATCCATGTCTCAGCAAAGTCTTTTTCTTCTTGTGTCATTCTAGTATTCTGACCCTCAAAGAATGGCTTACCTGTAAGGATTTGAGATAGCTGAACTGCATGAAGTTGAACTGGTTTTTCAAACGAACAAAAACAAGTTTTCCAACCATGATTCCTTGCTACATTGACCACAAGTTGATCTATAAATGCTGACTTGCCATCTCCTGCATGACCTGTAGTAACAACAAGATTGCCCGTAGATAAAGTAAATATCTCATCAACACTTGCAAACCCTGTTGATACACCACTTGGCATACCTTTTTCATACAAGCTTTGGAACTCATCTGCGTAGTGATCTAGGTTATTTAAACCATGTAAAGGTATTGGCTGTGCGTTGATTATGGAATCTCTTAGCTTTTCTGCACCATACTTAATCAGCACATCATTTGCATCCTTGCAATCAAAGTTATCAACCCTATAACATCTAGCTTTGTTAAGTCTCCTTGACAATTCATCAGCTAATATGTTGCCATTTTCATCTGAATCTGTGCATAGAATTATCTTTTCTACACCCTCAAACTTATCCCTTTCATTCCATACATACTTAAACCTTCCATCTTCGCTTGGATCAATCTTGTTATCTGTGATCTTGTTTGGTGCACCATTGGGAACTGAATAACAATCTACATTCATTACGCCTTCAAAAGCAGTCTTGATCGCAAGTGTGTCCATTTCTCCTTCTGTTATAACTATTGTGCTTTCTAATGTTGGCAATTTGCTATCATATACCTGTTGACCCCAAAGCTTTTGTGCGTTCCCATCCCACCAAAAACTCTTGCTTCCATTGGCACTCCTATACTTGACTGCTTCTACCTCATCACCCTGCATGAAAGAAAAACCAATGACTGGTTTATTATTTTTTTGCGTCTGGATGACACCCGCTGTATTTGAGGCTGTGATGCTTATACCTCTAGCTTCTAACCATTTACTAGCTTCACCACCCTCTATCTTCTTTGGCATTTCTACTGGTTTCTTTTCTTCTTTTTTTATTGGTTTCATTTTTATCTCCTCTCTTATTGGCACAAGTCCGTTAGTTCCACAATGATGACAATGATATACAACCTTTTCATCATCAATATTTACTGATAAAGGCGTGTCATGTTTGTTCTTTGTTCGCTCTCTTTGACATTGAAAGCAAGTTATTTTGTGTTGCCCAATCCTCATACCACTTGTTCTTGATTGGCTGTTGATATGATTTAATATATCTCTTTTATCCATTTCGCTATTGACATACATAAAACCTCCTATAGTATGTATATACTTACTATGTAGTTAATACTACTTAATATTAAATATAGTAAGTATCTACTTACTATACAAACCAAAATACCCATCAACCATTCTGCAGACATCTTCTGCTAGTCTTTTCTTTGATAACATGGGATAGGTATTTAATTCCTTAATTGCTTCTACAATGCCATCAGATTCAATGTCATTACGATTACACAAATTAGAAAAATCATCAGATAAGAAGTATAATAAAGCTTCTTCAGATAGTTTTGGATGCTTACTAACAACATCTCTTACTGCTTGTTTGACCACTAGACCATCTAAAGTTTTCTGATCTGAATTTAGGTCAATCTGATTCATGTAAAATATATTACAATAAACTATTGACATTATCAACACATCATTTAAACTTATCAATGACATCAAAGTTTGATGTTGCTAAGAAGGTTAGCAGAAAATGTGGATAGCTATTAAAGTATAAATCCAGTTTGCTTGAAATAAAGCATATGAACAACGCCTTCTAGCACTTCACAGACTTTGCTAGTATTTTAAACTGTGAATAATCAAGTAAACTAGCACTTAGGAAAGCTTATGACATTACTAGATGAAAAAGAAAAACTACTAATTCAAATCTTGCTAGATAACATTACTCCTCAACAACTAGCACACATAAGCAAGATGTTAAATGTCAATCAAAATTATATAAAGTCTGTATCAGTTAAATTAAACTTTTTACCTAAGGAGATTAAATGAAGTTTGAGATTGAGGATGGCATACCTGTTCCAAGAAGGGAAGGTAGACCAAGAAAATATGATCTTCCATTAGAGAAGATGAGTAGAGGGCAAACTATAAACATAGAATTACCCAAGTCACAAATACCCAAAGAAGCAAAGATTATTAGAAACTACTGCTTCAGATTTACGCAAAAGAATCCTAATTATAAATTTACTGTTAGATCACTAGATGATGGTGTTGGCATTTGGAGACTATGAAATACACTAATAGACACAAGATACCACAAGAGATAATAAACGCAGTACATAACGATAGTTATAGTAAGGGTAAAGCTACTATATCTGCTACAGGTTTATTACAACCACCAAGAATTAGATTACTGGCACAAGAGAACTACGAAAAACTTACTATAGATGTATCAGATGAAATATGGAAGTTGTTAGGTCAATCTGTGCATACTATATTAGAGAGGGCAAACGAGAATAACGAGGATGTGATCACAGAACAGCGTATGTTTACAGTTGTCAACGATTGGACTGTTAGTGGTCAGACAGACAGCATAGATGTTAAGAGCAATACACTAAAGGATTATAAGGTCACTAGTGTATGGTCAATTGTTTCTGCTTTGAAAGAGGGGAAAGTAGAATGGGAACAACAGCTTAATATCTATGCTTACCTCTACAAGCAGACGACAGGGAAAACAATAGACCAGTTAAATATTATTGCGATAGCTCGGGACTGGAACAAAAACCAGTATCTTCGTAGTGGTGGCGACTATCCACCATCACCAGTCACAGTATTAGACATAGATTTATGGAGTGATGAAGAACAAGAGGACTTCATCAAACAAAGAGTTTCAATTCACCAAGAAGCAGAAGTTGATTATCTGATTAATGATAAGCTTCCATTCTGCACAGATGAAGAAAGGTGGAGAAGAAAAGATACTTATAGAGTGGAAAAGAAAGGTAGAAAGACTGCTGTTAGAGTGCTTGATACCCAAGAAGAAGCTGATAAGTATATGGAGGGTCACAAAGACATTAAGTTGCTCAAAGTCGTAGAAGCCAAAGGCGAGTGCGTTAGATGTGCGAACTATTGCGATGTGGCAGAATTTTGTAATCAATATAACGAGGAAAGCAAATGAGTATTGAAAATAAAGAAAAGCCTAAACTTGATTATGGATATGGTTATAACGAAACCAATTCTATAGCTATTATTTGGGAAATAGATGATGTTAAAAGCATTAGATCAGATTTAACTGATGACGAGTGCATGGAAGTATTGGATTATGCAGATAGAAAACATGATGCAACATTGGGTATTACTTACGATACTTTAGAGTGGCATTGTGATTATCTTTTTCCAGTAAAGGAGGAAGCAAATGAAAATTAATAAAGCAATAGACATCATAAATAATGCTTTAATGTTTTATCTAGAAGAAGCTATAGCTTCTGATAAAAAAGAACAAAAGAAACTTAGAGAAGCTTGGAATGTTCTTCATTATATGGCGAGATACATGCAAAGGCGTGGTGTTAATTTATCTAACAAGGGAGAGTAGTATGAGTGATAAAGAACTTACTTATAAAGATGTTTGGGACAAGCTATCTAAGATAGATTGTTCAGACAAGATACAAAAGAAGATGAACTTATCTTACTTATCTTGGGCGTGGGCGTGGGGTGTTCTACAAGAACATTATCCACAGGCACAATATATCTTCTATCAAGGTGATAATGATGTGCCTTATGTTCAGTTTCCAGATGGGACTGCTGAGGTTAGATGTAGAGTTTCTATTGATAATCTATCAAGAGAGATGTGGCTTCCAGTCATGGATTTTAAGAAAAATGCTGTACAGAATCCTAATAGTATGGAAGTCAATTTTGCTAAGATGAGATGTCTTACTAAGTGTTTGGGTATGTATGGTTTAGGTCATTATATATATGCAGGTGAGGATGTTCCTAGTGAAGATAGTGATACTGTTGAGAAAGCTAAACCAAAGAAGGTAGAGCCTAGATCAGTTGGTGGAAGTGCTATGACTAATGTGCAAGAAGAAACTAAACCAGTTGAGCAAGATGATAAAGGTTATGGGACTGAAGCTTGGGCAGAACTTTTTGTAAAAAGTTTTATAGATTTAGCCAAAGTGCATAAGAATAAAAAAGCTATGACTGAATACTACAAATCAAACACTAAAGACTTAGCAACATTGAGGGATAGTTTTCCTAAGATGAAAGAGGATTTAGACACAGAACTTAAACAAATCGTATCAAACCTAGAGGGGGAATAATTATGTACGACAATAAAAACCAAAGTGATGGAGCAATCTACACTAATAATTTTAAGAAAACTGAAAAGCAACCAGACTGGACAGGTAAAGTTGAGTTGAGTAGGGATATGCTTAAAGAGTTAGTCACCATTATTAAAAATGGTGGCACAGGTGAACTAAGAGTAGCTTTGTGGAATAGAACTTCTAAGAATGGCAACGAATACAAGTATGCTAGATTAGATATACCACAAAAGAAAGAGGAGCCAGTTGTTGATTCTAATCAAGAAGAAGAAACTTTTGGCGAAGATGATATTCCATTTTAGGGAGGAGATATGCAGAATACACAATATAACAAATGTGATAAGTACACTTATGGCAAGGACTTGATCACAACGATTGAGGAGAACATAGACGAGTATATATTTTTTGAGTTTATGTCTAACTACAGAACTCTAATCCATCAGATGCGAAAAGTTGATGATGGAATGAAGTCTACTGTACATCAATTACTTTTAGAATATCTAGCTTACAAGCTTGATGAAGCTAGAGATGAACATCTAAAAGATAAACTTGGTATTGAATGAGTATAGAAAAGATTAGAAGATTAGCAGATTTATTCCTTGTATGTTTAACTCTTACACTAGGACTATCTTTGTTAATCTTCATGGCGAAAGCTTATATGTCACCATTTTACATAGGGGGGATTTAATGATTAAAGATAAACATTATGTTGATAGAGTTGATAGAACTCAAATACCTGTGCATTTAAGACATCTATCAGATAGAAGATTAAAAGCATTACAGGGACTTTTTAAGGGAAGGTTTACATGGATGAGCAGATAGAAAGTTGGCAAAGTAGAATTAGAGATGTAGCACCAGTAATGCAAACTGCTGAATACGAACTGTTGAAAGCAGAAGCAGATGTTAAAAGAGTAGTAGCCTTATGTAAGGCTGTTGCTCTTTCTGAAGGCATTAAGACTGCAAGTGGACAAGATAACTATGCTGAAAATCAAGAAGAAGTATATAAGTCTAGGTTGGCTGTTGCAGTTGCCAAAGGTCAGTTGAGTGCTGTTAAAGTTGAATTAAGATCATTAGAGGTTGGCTTTGAAGAATGGCGAACTAAGATGGTCAATGCAAGAGAAGAAAGAAAGAGGTATGGAGCGTGAGTATAAGTAAGAATAAAGCATTTCATAAATGGTTAGGGACTTGTCCTTTTAGGATAAGTAAAATGGACTTTCAAGATTATGGTTTAACTTCTGTGACTTTTATATGGGATGATGTAGAGGATTGGTCTAATAAGAATATTGCAGATACAGTAGAAGAAGTAGAAAAATTAGAGGATAAATATCAATCTATAGATAGACACAATGAGGATTACTTTGTTAGAGAGAATTAAGAAATACAACAAGATAATAAAGGAAAGATTAGAAAAAAAAGTTGATAGGTGTGTTGAGAAATCATTGCAAAAACAAGAGGATAGAATGACAAACCATGACAAAGGGAAGTAGACAAAGACCATACGATAGAGATAGCTTTAATGAAAACTTTGATAGGATATTTAAGAATAACAAGAAACCTATAAGAACTTATTGTCAGAAGTGTGGCAAAGATGTAGCGATAGAAGATATCAATAATCACAAATGTCAATAAAGGGTAGAAATCCGACAAAAGAAGAAGCTGAACATATGGACAAGGTAAGCGAGTTAGGTTGCATTGTCTGTAGGAATATGGGTTTAGGTATAGTTCCTGCTGAAATACACCACATAGAAGGCAAGACAAAGGATAACGCACACTTTAAAGTATTGCCCTTATGTTTTGGGCATCATAGAGAAGGTGGTAGGTTTGAGCCAATGATTAGCAGACATCCATACAAAAGAAGATTTGAGAGTGCTTATGGCACAGAAGAAAAGTTATTAGAACAAGTTAATAATATGTTAAAGAATGATGATTGACACTAGTGGTAATGTTGGAATAGGAACAAAGTGCCGTATAAAAATAAAATATTTACCAGTATATTGTTTTTAGAGGCTCTATGAAGATTGATTTACCTTTAGAGGTTTACTACACAAAGAATAAGAAATTTATCTTGAACTTGAATAACTATCGCAACGCACATTATAGGGTGTTAGCTAGTGCCAAAAAGATTTATGCAGAAAATTTAGTTGATAGGATTAGCCATCCTATGTATGAGGAGCCTGTGATACTAACCTATACATACTACGCCAAAACCAAGAGAAGGTTAGATGTTAGTAATCCTTGCTCTATTATTGATAAGTTTACTTGTGATGCATTAGTTAAAGCGAATGTGTTAGAGGATGATAGTTTTAAACAGATCAAAGAAGTGATCTATAAATTTGGTGGGATTGATAAAGACAATCCTAGATGTGAATTGGTAATCGCAGCCGTTAGCTGCAGCATAAAATAATATTTACCAGTCTATTGTAATCGGGGGAGAAAATGCTAGTTGATATACTACAAGAAAAGTTAGATAAAAGAAAAAGGAAGTGGTGGGAATGGCACAAAAAAAATCCACAGGTTTGGGATAAGTTTGAGGAATACACATTAGAGGCTATCCATAGTGGGAGAAAAAAATACTCACAATGGGCGATCATAAATCGTATTCGTTGGCACAATGAGATAGAAACAAAGGGTGGTGAGTTTAAGATTAGTAATGATTACATAGGTTTCTATGCAAGACTATTCCAAGCAAGGCATCCACAACACAAAGACTTCTTTACACTAAAACCATTGAAAGAAGAAAAAGATATAGCTATGTTAAAGGTTAAGGCTTAGAACAGGTATATTAGCTCTCTTTCTTAGTTCTGGCACCATAGCTAGTCTCATATCTCTTTCTAGCTCTAGTTCACGAAGCATATCTGACTTAACTGATACAGATATGTTCTCATCTCTCATCAGTCTATCTCTACGCTTTCTCCAGTTGTCTAAGTATCTCTCAATCGCTCTTACTTGACCTTTGACATTCAACACGCCTTGCATATTGCTTCTGTAAGCTGATAACTCATCAAATCGTTGTTGTTTCTGTAGCGAGTTGATAGTTGCTACTGCCCTGTCAACCTCACCTCTAAGCTCATAGAATTGTTGCTGATAGCCACCAGACTTATCTAAATCAAGTAATAGTCTATTAAATACAGGCATCTTTGATAATTCAAAGTTAGAAGGTAGTAGAGGACTTCCTGTAGCTCCTCTAGTGATAGTATCTACAACAGCTAATACATATCCACCAAGAGTTCCTGTATAACCTCTCATTATGTGTTCTATCTTTGCAGGTGAAATATTAAGTGATTCACCTAATATTCTTGCAAATTCATTGGTAGTTGCCCTTGCTTGTAATCCAGGTTCTTTTTGTTGTTGATAGTAAGGTACAATTTCTGTATCAGTAAAAGTATTTCTATTATTCATTACTTCTGCTATTGGCTTTAATAATTGTATTCCAGAACCAGGACCTAAAAATGGAATATTAAAAGATGTACTAACCTGTCTTTCAATAGATGTTAAAGCTTCATCAACAGACTTTCTTGTAAAAGCATCATCTCCCATGGTCATATCAAACACTCTTTCAGGTATGGCTTTAAATAACATACCTACTTCAAATGGTATTGGTATCTTAACTGCATTACCATTTCCTAAAGGAAAAACCCAGTTATCATCTCTTACTTCTCGTTTAAGATTTTTGTATTCATCTGTATCACTTACCATCATATAGTAGAGTGCTGTTAGACCTACAAGTAAAGAAGCATTTAAAGCTGTTCTTCTAAGTATTCTTGATTGTACTTCTTTTAGTGATTCTCCGATCTGTTGTTTTTCTACAGCAGAATATTGACCAGTTAATCCTCTATGTAATACATCAAGACCTTGTATTCTTGCGTTTAAGAATGGTATTGCAGCAGTAATAATTCTAAATAATGGATCAGAACCACGCCTTCCAAAATTAATTATTTCTTGTGCCTGATAAGCTGCTTCTGATTGTGCTACTGCTTCAGAATAACCATCTTCTTTTAGTTGTTTATAAACAACATCATAAACTGCTTTACGAGTTGCACCATCAGATTTAGTGGTAAGTGCTCCAAGACCATCCCATAATTTAAAGAAAGCACCTGTAGGAGACATTGCATTATTTGGTGTTAATCCTTGTTGTCTCATTGTTTTAGTAATAAATTGTTTTACACTACCTTCATCAATAGAATAATCATAACCACCAAGCACACCAAACTGCTCTAATTCTTCCATGCTGCCAAACATATTTTTAACTGAATCAATAATAGGTGTATATGGTGCACCACTTGTTACAGCAGAAGATAAGGTATCTCTTAAAATATTTATAACAACAAAGCCTGGGTCTCTTGTAACTGTATCTCTAAGAAACCCTGCTGGTATTGCTAAAAATTTTCCTATAGCACCTGGAGCTACTCCACCAATATTTTGTAAACTATAGACCAGTCTAGGATCATCTACTTGATAATGCCTCTTAATTCCATCCTCAAAGAAAAATAAACTATCAGCTTTACCTGCATCTTTTGCAGATATTGATTTAGCCAATCCCATTGTTTCTAAATTTTTAACTATTTTACCCATAGCATCATTTTTTAGTGCTGCTGTAAGAATAGATAATGAGTTCCTTGATATAGCTTCTATTGGGTCTGCATCAATAATTTCTTCTGAACCTTCTATCTTTATATCTAATGGATTTCCTGGTAGTGAACCACCTGCGATTGCAGGTCCTTTAATACCACTATCATCAACCATTTGTCTATAAAAAGGATAATAAACAGAATGTTCTCTCCATAATGCAGATTGTTCTTTACTTAAAATACCTTTTCTTTCTGCAAGTTCAATTAAAGAATTATTCCAATTTTGATAATTACGATAAACCTCTACTACTTCTGGGTGTTGCTGTTCTATTTGTTCTATAAGAGCATAGTCATTAGGTTGCACGGGTGTATCTATTTCTCTACCACTTTCATCAAGATTTTTTGCTCTTTTTAATATGGCATAACTTTTAAAAACAGCTTCTAAATTAACATTAAGATTAGAAAATAATGGTGCAAGTATTTGTATAAGACCACCTGTTTTTCCAGTTTTATTGCCATCAGCATCAACAAGTTCGTAAGGTATTGTTTTTACTAATGAATCAACATCATCTATCTGATCAACAGCAATACCTCTTGTAAGCATACCTTGATATACACCTCTTGATTTATCAGACATTCTTATTGATTGTTCTGCACCTGCATTTGCAAACATATTAGCAAGTGTTACATCTTTTGCTGCTATTTCAGCTTCTTCTTGTGTCCAAGGTTTTTCAGTTTTAGGATTTATTCTTAATTTACCTGTTCTTTCATCTATTCCTAAATACCATTCTGTAGTTTTACCTGCTAATAATGTCTTAGTAATATCATCGTATTGATCAATATATCTTTGTCTAAAATTAATAAAAAAGTTTTTAATAGCTGTTATAGGGTCTTTAACAATTTCTATTAACCTTGCACCCCAAGATTGATCAGGCAATACTTCTCCACCTGTTCTTTTAATAAACTCTTGTAAATTATTATCTAATCCATCAAGTTGAGGTCTTGAAAAATTAGGTATGTCATCTGGTGCTGTAGCAGATAGGTCTCTATTAAAGTCTATAGCAGCCTTTAAGGCTGTATCTGAGGCGTTTAAATTGTAATAAGGTATTGAACCCCTAGGTGTTTGTTTAACTGTTTCTTCGGCTTCTGCTAGAGCTTCTCTTAATTGTATATTTTCTTGTGAGTTTGTGCCTGTATCATCTCTCCTTTTTCTACTAAACAATGGCACATCTGTTATCAAAGCAGCTTTTCTGTTTTCTAATTCTGGAGAATATTGATATGTTGGTTTTATACCACGAAGATCAGCAAGAACTTCTGCTTCTTGTATATATCTATCATAGTTATACATTTCATCTCCAAGCAAATCTTCTTGACTTTCTGTACGATTAGGCTCACTACCTGGATATAAAAAGTCTCTAAACTCTTTTTCAAATTCAATTTCTAATCTATCTATTTCTTTTTCTAGTTCTTCACGACTTATATCAGATTCAGTTTCTTCAAGCTCACGCTTTAAATCTTCAATTCGATAATAACTTTCATCAAATTCTTCTTGTAATTGTTCCAAATCATCTCTTTTATAAATGCCTGAACCAGCATATGAATCTTCAAGCATATCAATATAATCTGGTTCCATTGCTTTTAATAATATAGGTACATAACCTTTTACTTTACTCATAGGAACTTCATATCTAAGTATTTCAGGGTTCCATGCTTCACCATAACTTTGTGATCTATTAAATAAATTACGACCTATCGATAATGCTTCTCTACTATTTAATGTTGTGCTTGCAAATAAATCTTCTGAAAGCTGTCCATAGTTTTTAATTTTCTCACCTTCAGGAATATTTAAAGCTCTAAATAAAACCAAGTTACCTTTTTTATTTGTAAATTTTTCTAAGAATTTTTTACTAGCTCTTAATAAAGGTCTATTCTTTCTACCTTTAAATGCTTCAACTATAGCCATTTTAAGTGGTGCAGGATTATCTCTGTTACCACCATCCTCTCTACTCATTTTTAACTGATCTAATATTGAAAAAGTATCAAAGCGATTTTTACTTGCCCAATCAAAAGGAACTTCACTATCATCAGGTACTAAATTAGTTCTACTAAATAAAGGTAACTGTCCTGTGCCAGTTCGTAATTCTTCTAATCTTCTTTCTGTTTTAGCAACAACAGCTTCTGCATTATAACGCCTTCTTTCAAGAGTAATTTTTTCATCAGGTCTTAATACATCTTGGAATAATTCTCTTTCTGTTTTATAAACTAAATTACTATGATAGCTAAGACTATCTTCTAATAATTGTTGAGAGGCATTATTTATTTGTTCTTGTGTTGTTGGAAATCTACTTGGTGCTCTACTAAAGGTAGGTATGTCTCCACCTATATCTACTACTTCAGATGGGAAATATCCCCATCTTTCTAATGAATTACCATCCCAACGAACATCACCTGCTTTTAATTCATAAGTAAATAGTTTAGAAGGAGTATCTTCAGGTATTGTTAGCATCTGATCAAATGCATCAAATAGTCCTTCATCTCTCCTAGCAGTAAGTTCATCTACACCTCTATCTAATCTATCTTGTATTCTTGCATCTTTTTGTGCTTCTCTTATTTCTTTCTTAGTTATCTTAGATTCATCAACAAAAAACTGAGCTTCTGATTTAGATGGTGTTATTAAATCTCCTTCACGCAATTCACTAGTAGGTGCTGCTCTATACATAGTTATAGTTGCATTAGGATCACCTTTAATCTTTCTTAATTTATTCATAAAAGCCATAGTTTCTTTATAAATAGCTTTTTGTTCTGGATTATTCATGCCATATGATGCGACATAAAATTGTGGATTTGTATAAATATCTGAAGGAGAAAAACTATCCCCATCAACTTCTTCTAATAAATTACTAGCTCTTGGACCTCTTGTTAATGGAACAAAATCAGCAGCCATACCAGATGATTCATCTCTTGGTGGTCTACTAAATAGAGGCACATCTCTAACATCTCTTGTATCAAGATTAATGCCAGTTGTTTGTAAGTCTAATGCTGTAGAAGCATTTTTAAGAAATGCAGATAATTCTGTATTAAGTTTTGCAGGTACAGCTAATAATTTTCTAATTGTTTCTACAAATTTATTCCATAAATTACCAGTAGCATCTTTACCAAATGGTATAGATTCAAGCATTTCTTGAAACTCTCTATTAGTTAAACCGAATGTTAATAGTTCTGAAACATCACCTCTTTTTTGAGATTGATCGCTATATAACTGATATTTAATGCGATAGTTTTCAAAATTTCTTTTTCTAGTTTTTCTTAAACCAGTTTCTGTTCTAGTAATAATTCCATCACTATATTCTCGTATATATATATCTGCTATTTCTTTTTCTATTGCAGGAGCTTTAGCATAATTCTCTTTATATATTTCTAAGTTTGTCTGATCACCAGTGCTGACATCTTGAAGTATTTTATCTGATAAATCTTCATAGAATCTCATCTTACTTCTGTAATAATTTTTAATTCTATTAGCTTGACTTCTTAATTCTTCTTGTGCTTTTAATGCTTTAGAACCACCGTCAGGAGATAATTTAGCTAATATACTTGGACTACCTGATGCAGCATAAATTTGAGCTAAGGTAGCCTGATGTATGCCTTCATGTAATATAGTTTCAAAATTTACACCATTTGGTACATCTGGTGAAGAAGCAATATCTTTTCCAAAAACATCATCTTTTAAAGACATAGTATAAGTAAAAGGTTGACCAAATTTATCTTCTCTACCTCTAGCATCAATTTGTCCTCTAATACGCCCTGTTAAACCATTTGCATCTCCTGGTTTAAAATTTAAAGGAAATGATCTACCTTGTTTTTTTAATGCTAATAAAGATTTGTGAACTTTTTGTGCAATAATTTTATAATCTTGACTTGGTGAATTATCTATTAACCACTTCATCATTTTTACAGAATCATTATTACCTTTAATAGTTTTAGTTACATTACCATCTTTATCAAAAACATCTTTATCTAATATTTTTGCATCTTGTAAACCTGTAATTATTTTTGCTCTTTCAGCTTTATACTGCTCATCTGATAATGTACGAGAATTATAAATAGTTGTAGGTGTCGTAGGAGGCGTTGTAGGACCTGTTGGTGCAGGTGGCACAGGTGGTGCTGGTTTGGGTTTTGGTATAGCTGTAGGTCTTATGCCTCTAGGTCTTAGAGTTTGTCTTATTTCATCACCAGGAATTGGCTCTGGTGCTCTTATAACTTCATCTCGTTCCTCTGTCGTAAGAAAACTAGCAGGAATACGACCTGTATCTACAAGCCTTGTAGTTCGCACAACTCCTCTCTCTCTTGCACCAACTCTACCAGACTCTATATTATTAAATATTTCTGTAGCACTTTTATACCCTGAGCTACGCATTGCTTGACCCATAGTTTTAAAGAACTGAATTATCTTATTAAAAATACCATCTACTTTAGGAGGAGTATTTACTAGTAAATCTTTATTTCTAAATAACTCTGCTATAGCTTCTTCTACAATATAATCTTCTTTAAAAGCATCAGATAAATTTCTATTTTCTAATTCTTTTCTAGTTCTATCTATGGCTTCTTTATAAAAAGTTCTTTTTTCTGGGTCATTAGGAAACTTTTTATCTTTAACTAATTTTTTTAAGTATTGATATTCTTTTTCAGTAATTAAATCTTTAGCTCTAAAAGCATGAATCATCTCATGGTCTAATACACCTCTAAGTCTCTCTATTATTTCTACTTCTGTGGCACCACCATCAGGATTAACTGCATTTAAAGATATAAATATAGTATCTGTATTTTTATCATATTCTCCCTCTACTGCTTCTAATGTTTCTGTAGCTCTAGTTCTTCTTGGATCAAATTTTATTTCTCCATCTACTCTCCTTAATGTAGTAGTAGAAAGTATGTCATCACTTACAACAATACCAGTTTCTTTTAGACCTACAGCGTTTAATCTTTTTCTAAGTTCTTTTATAAATTTATTAACTTTACCTTCTTGCAAAGTCTCAGCATAGTTAATAAATTTAGGCTCTACTTCTACAGGTGGTAATAGTCTTTCTTGTTTTGTTCTTTCTTGTTCTACTAATTCTGCAATAGATTCTGCAGGTAATTTGCCTTCTGCAGTAAGTCTTGCACCAAATTCTTCTGGTGTTTCATTAAACCCTTCTGCTTTTCTAGCTATATCAAACTCAAAGTTATCTCTAATCTTATAGTTATTAGTGCCTTCTATTTGTTCAGCTCTGCCACTATAAATTAAATCATCTATAAATTGTTTCGTAGCAACCTCATTTTTTCTAATAGAATCTGGTCCAACTTTTAATAAAGTATTTTTATCAAAAATAATATTGTTGCTCTTTGCATTAGCAACAAAATCTGCCATCTCTTGTGCAGTATAGTTTCTTGGTCTAAAGTCTGGGAAAGTTGTTCTTGAATTGAACTTTGGAAGTGCATGAAGTTTAGCCAAAAATAGTTCTTTCTGACCTTTCTTCATCTTATTGAACTCAGGAGTACCTGTGTATTTTTCTGCTGCATATTGAACAGCAGGTGATTGAAAGTTTAAATCTATATTTTTAGATGCAGCTATTTCTTTTATATATTTAGCTGATGTATCTATTGTATCTTTATCTGCAATAATAGAAGGCTCACCTTTTTTCTCAGAAGCTTTAAATACTCCTTGTGCATATGCAGATGTAAATTCATTAAATTGTTTTGCAGTTAATAATTGTTTAGCTTCTGCCATAGATAATCTAGGATAACTACGAGAAGTCTTACCTGGATTTTGTGCAACAAAACTATTTACTAAACCTCTAAGAATTACCTCTTGTTTAGAATCTTTAGGCACACTATTAATTAACTGTGAAATAGTTACATCACTAGCTCTACTATCTTCTAAGCTTTGTCCTATCTCATAAGCAGTAGAACTATTAATTAATCCTAAGTTATAAGTATCATTATCTAATTTTGATTTTAATTTTTTATTGTTAAAGTCTTGCGTTATTTTATCTCTAACTTTAATAGCATCTATTTCTTTATCTTTTATATCAATTTGTACAGGAGCTTCAGGATTGCTAATATCAACAACAGCAAATTGTTCTTGTGGCGTGACTATAACTTCTACAGATGGTTCTGCTCCTAGTTCTTCAGGTGCTATTATTTGTGGAACTGTAACAGATGGTATGTCTTGCATTTCTTCAAGCACACCTTGTTCAACAGCTTGATCTTGTTTCTTCTGAAGTATTAATCTTTGTTTATTTTCTTCAGACCTTAACTCATCTTCTTCTAATTGTTTTCTTCTTGCAGACTGTTTACCAGCCATGCTAGTAACAACTAAATCAGCAGCACCACCAATAATGCCACCAATAGTAAATTCTTCAAACATACTATCAGCCATAGGTAAATCTTCACTATAAAGACCTCTAGCTGTTAAATCTTGCAATATACTTGCAGCTACCTCTTGTCCACCCTCAAATGCACCAGATTGTAAAGCAGATACTAATCTTTCTTTTGTGTTTAAATCTGTTTTACTAGATACCTTACCTAATATACTAGCAATCGGTAATACTTCAGTTATACCTATAAGACCACCAAATAGTTCAGCAGTAGTCTCAGTAAGACCACTTACATCTTCACCCATCTCTCTAGCCATCTGCAGTCTATCGCCTTGTGCTGCTATACCTGTTGGTATTGCTAAAGCTGTCGGTGCTGTAAATGTTGGTGATAGGAAGCCTTTAGCTGCTCCTGGTGCCTTTGCTAGAGCTCTACCTACCATACCTGCACCTAAGAAAGGAACAAACGATCCTACGCCCTCTCCTAGTTTTGTAGAAAATTTGTCAGCATATCGTGGGTCTGCTGCTAATGCAGAATCTTGTCTTAGTCTATCTTGTAAGCCTTCAAGACCTTTATATAAGTTACTGTCGTTGCCAATATCAAATAAACCAACAATACCTGTAGGCACATCTAAAGCTAAACTAGCAATACCTCTAGGTATAGCTTTACCAAATTCTTTTGCTTGTTCTAGTGCTGATGTTTGATTTATATCTATTCCATATTCATCTTTTATAACTTCAGCTAATTTTAATCTTGTTTCAACATCTAAATTATCTGGAATTTGTATTTTTTTCCCACCACCAATATCATATTCAGTCATAATTTATACTACTTTAGTTAAACCTAATAATTCATCTCTTTCACTTTTTTGATCAGCTGTTATTCCCTGTAATTCCTGTATTCTTTTTGATAATGCAATTTCTCTTATTTTTGCTTCTTCTGCAGTTAATACTCCAGAATCAACTAAATCATTTAAAGATTCATATTGTTTAATAGCAATATTTAATGGCATATTAGCTACTTCTAGTTCAATTTTAGAAATCTGTGCTTCTAATAATCTACCTTGTAAACCTGCTTGCTTTACAGCAGCTCTATCTGCCATAACTCCTCTATATGCATCAGATATACCACTACCTAATTCACCTAAATTTCTAGCTGAAGATATAGCACCACCAAGACCTATTAATAGGTCTGCATTATCAGGAGATGTTGCAAATTCTCTAAGTTTAGTTAATCCTTTATCTGAATCTTTTTCTACTTTAGACAGAGCATCTCCTTCATTTGTTTCTACAGGTCCTTTAAATCCAGCAATACCAAATTTTGATGGGTCTAAATTAAAATTAAGTTTATTTTCTCCCATACCTATTGGTATAGTAGCTATATCTTGATTTGCAGCAGGACTCATACCATATTCAACACCTTTATATGTTCCATAACCACCAGCAAGACTACCTACATATCTTTTATAATCAAACTGTCTACCATATTTCATTACATCATCAGCAAAACCTAATGATTTAGCTGCATCACCAAGGTCTTGAGTCTTATTTACTCTTTCTAATGTTACAGGTTTACTATACATACTTTTTATTACATTTTTACCTTTTACTGCTTTATTTACAGCATCTAAAGCGAGTTTGCCGCCTCTTAATGCTATACCAACTCCAGGCACAAAAGTTAAACCTAAAGCAACAGCATCAACAGGATTATTTTTTGCCCATTGACCAACATCACTAGCTATATCAAATAAATATTCACCAGCAGCTTGGAACTTAGTTTTTGGTTTTGGATATGGCAAAGCACCCCCTGCCATATAACCAGTTCTACCACCACCAGCCATCATCTGCATAGGAGAAGGCGGAGCCATGTTACCCATATCACCCGATGGGAAAGCTTGTTGTAAATCAGGTGGCTGGTTCATAGCTCCTAGACCAGATGGACTGTTAGCAAATTCTGCTACTAATTTTTCAGAAACAGATGCTTGTGGCTTAGGTTGTTGTGCTTCGTAAGCTTTACGCAAATCTGTTCTTCTTTTTACTTCTTGTATAGCAACAAATGGTGGAAAATTACCTTGACCTTGTGTTGCTTGTATTAACTGTTCATCAGGCATATCTTCTGCCATTTGTGATAATTCTACTAAATTTGCCATTATGATAATCCCTTATAAAGTCCAAGTCCTTGCAGTCCCATACCTAAAGCTGTCTGAAATAATCCTGGTTGTTGTTGATAAGTGCTTACTTGTTGCTGTGGTGGAGCAGGCACACCTCTTAGTAGTCCACCTAAGAAACCTAATTGATCTCTGGTAAATCCTTGTTGTCTTAAAAAGTCTTGATAACCCATATCTAAAGAAGCTTGTTGCATACCTCTTTGTTGTGAGCCAATACCTTGTAATGCTGCAATTCTTTGCCTTGTATCATCTTGTATATCACGACCAACACCTCTTAAAGCATCTATAGATTCTAAGCCATATTTTTGTGTTATACCATATGCACTTTGAGCAAATTTTTCCTCTGCTTGTCTTGCTGCTTCATTTTGTTGATCAGCAGTTAAACCTAATTTAGCTGCTGCTTGTCTAGCTTTTTCACCTGCATCATAAGCTCTTTGTCTAAATGCTTCTTCTGCTTGTCTTGATTTCTCGCTAACACCAAATTGTTGTAGTCCAAATTGTGCTCCTTTTAATTCAGCAGCTCTCTCTCTTTCAAGTTGTTGTAGTGCTGATTGATAACCAGCTTGACTACCTCTTGCTTGTATATCATCTAACTGTTGTCCTAAATTACGCTCTCTTTCTGCTTGCATTATAGCTTCACGATAGCCACCTAAACCACCTGATCTAGTAGCTGCATCTGCAGTTTTATCACCTAACATTTCTGATTGTCTTAGAGCTTCTCTTTTTTGTATATCTATAACATTTTGTTGATATGGAGACATAAACCTTTGTAGGTTTTCTTCAAAACCTAAAGGCACATATTGCTCACCAACATTACCAGCTCCATACATTGATGTTATATCTCTAGGATCATATGAAGATTGTGTAGTCATTGCATCATATCCAGAACCATATGGTCCACCTAACATAGCTGCTCTTTGTGAAGCTACATCAAACTCAAAAGGTGATCCTGATTGTGCATAACCTCTAGTCATAGCCTGTGATGTTAATTCATCTGGTGAAAAATAAGCTATTCTTTCGCCACCATAAGGTGTATATGGCTGATTAGATTCAGCTTCTCCTCTTTTGAGTAGTCTCTCAAAATAAGGTTGTACATATTCTGGTAAATCAGTCTGAGTTACCCTTGTTTCTGTTGGTGCTGCTGGTGCACTTCTACTTCTACCACCCATTATTTACTATCCTCAAATTCATATTCAAAAAATATTGATGTTTTCTGCCAATTATTTTTTGATTTTATCCAATTCCAAAAACCTTCTCTGCCAACGCCTTCTACGCCATCACAGTCATTGGCTTTTGCCCATTTATATATAACTTCTAAACTTCTGTCTGCCCATTCATTCATTTTTTTACCAGCTACATGATCAATATTTAACATTCTTTTGCCAGTAGGATATTGACTTATTTTAGTAATAGCACAACCTATAATATTTAAAGTTTCTGTATCAAATATAATCCATAAAGAACAAACATTTCTTATGCAATCATAAAATATATCTTTAGTAGTTGCTCTACCATTAGAACGATTACAAGATTTTTGTAAAAACTTTTCACAATCATCCCATACCAAAGTAATTCTATCGCTTGGCATCAATGATATATCAAATTCTTCTTTTATTTTTTCTGCTACTTCATTCATACTGGTAATACTTTATTTGGATTTATACGACCTGCTTGTTTAGTCGTGCCTGTTTTTTCTGTTCTAACTCTATCTAACATAGCATCTAATTGTTTAGAACCAGCATCAGAACTACCATCTCCTAACATAGATACAACATCTGCAGGAATAATATATTCATCTTGTGATACAGCAGCAGCAGTTGTATCTGCTCCTATTGACATAGGTAAGTCATCAGCCATGCCACTATTGCCATTGCCTCTAATTAACCCTTCAGTTTGTACATCTAAATTGCCTGCAGCTTGTCTTAGTATTTGATCTCGCAATATCATAAATTGTTCTTGTCCATACTTAACAATAAACTCATTTACAATGTCGCTATTATCAGTTTCTCCTAAAATAAACTGTATAGTTTCTTGTACTATAGGGTCTTGCATCATATCTGTTGATTGACCAGTAGGCATATTTACATCTTGACCTTCTTGATAACCCATTGCTTTTACAGCTTCTCTACCTTTTTCTGTTTTAGCTAAAGCTTTTAATCCTTCATTAGGTAATTCTTTATCGGTATCTCCACCTTCTGCAAACATAGGTGCACTAAACATAGGAGTATTAGTCATAGGTCTAATACCAAATGGTTGCATTGGTGTATTAGCTGGTGCTGCTGGTGTAGGTGGTGTAGGTGGTGTAAATACAGGTCCTCTTTCATTAAATGTAGGACTGCCACCTGCAAATACTCTATTATCATTAAAACCACCACCTGGTCCACCTATTGACATTGGAGGTGCTGGTTTAGTTACAGGCATTTCTACAGGTATAGTTACATCTGCTCCACCTTCAATAGGTATAGTAATAGTTTCTGGAGATTGATCGTATATAGTTCCACCCTCTGGTAAAGGTTTAGCAAAATCTATTGGATTAGGTCTAGGCATACTTGGTGGTTTACCACCAAATATATCTTCATCTCCTGGTCCAGTTATTGGTAACTCACTTAGGTTAGGTAAACTAGGTGTGGGCATAGGATCAGGTACTGGTCTATTAATCATTTCAGGATATACAAACTCATCACCAGTATCAACTGGAGAGGGATTAAAAGCTCCACCTTTTGGAGATGGCACTGGTCCACCAACATTTGGTGGTGGTGTTATTGAGTCTGGTGGTGGTGTAGATATTGGTCCTTCTCCTGGTCCACCTATTGATGGTGGAGCAGGTGGTCTTACTGGTTGTTCAAATATTGGAAATGGCATAGGCTGTTGTACAAATCTAGCATATGGATTTAAAATTTGTTGCATTTGTGGAGTACCATAAAATGTTTGATAAGTTGGAGACTGCATAAATGGATTACCATATCCTGCAAACATAGGTGGTCTACCAAATCTAGGTCCTCTTTCATTAGGTGGTCTACTAAATCTTGGTCCTCTCATTCCATATGAACTAGCAACTGGTCTATTAAATCCTAAATCAGTTGCAGTTGGATTTATATTTTCAAAATATGAAAACTCAGGCTGAAAACCTGGCATAAAACCTCTAGGAATAGGTCTTGGTGCCCTACGAGCAGGTAGATTATATCCACCTGTTAGAGGAAAAGGATTATTACCTACACCAACATTCCCATCATCATAATTATAGTAATCATCATTGCCATTAAAATAAACATTACGACCTCTTAGATAACCTGTTTTACCTCCACTAGCCATAGGTATTTGTTCAGGATACTTTTCATACATTAATCTTTTTCTTTCTTCTTCATCAATATCCATTTGAGCTAACATTCTTTCAAATTCTTCTTGTGATTGCATAACACTTGCTGTACCTGCTGCAGTTCCTGCTAACATACCAGTTGGAGTCATTGCAGCACTTCCTAATGCCTGAACTCCCTCATCAAGTCCACCACTAAATATATTTTGTAATGATTCTACTGGTCCTGTAGTCGGAGCTGGCGGTATTGGAGTACCTGGCTGCACTGGTTCAATAAATCCTGGATTAGCTACATCACTTAAAGCTTTTCCACCTAATCCTGCTGTAAGACCAGATAATAATGCTTTTTTACCAGAACCACCTGTTTGTACATAAGTAGCTAAACCTGCTCCTATTCCTGATAATGCTGCTGAAGATAAACCTAATCCACCTAATCCACCTAAAATTGAAGGACCTAGTAAACTACCTAACATAGGTGCTAGGAAAGGTAAGAAAGCTTCAGGCTGTCCCGTCTCTGGATTTACTGTTAATGGCACAGCAGATGCTAATCCTTTAACTTCTGCAGGATTAACATGAAGTAACATAGAATCGCCAAAACGACCTTGTGCTGCTACGTTCTTAGTTTGTTGTTTTATATCCATCTATCTATCTTCCTCTTTGGTTTCACAGCCAAACATATTAAAACTCATGTCAACTGCACTTGTATAAACTTTTACTACATCTGTTTGATTTAAGGTTATGCCTAAAACAATAGCAAAAGAATCATTTGCTGCTACTGATTTATCATAAAAAAGAAACTGCTTATCATCAGCAGTTGCACCAGCAACATGAACACTTAATCTAAATGTTATTGCTGATCCTGTTCTATTTGCTGCAACTATTGAACTTACTGTTGTTTGTGTCATATCAGGACAGGTATAAAGTGTAGTAGTTGTAGTTGCTGCTGGGTCTACTTGACCTAAAACTTTTAAATTATCAGCCATGTTTCATTCCCATTAATAAAAATTGTTGTCTCTTTATAGCTTTGCTTGATACAACATCTTGCAATCTACTTAATCTACTAACTTCAGTAGCTAAATCCTGTATAGCTTGTTCTGTAATTCTTCTTGATACTGTTTCTTCTGTAGCATCATATTCTTGTCTAGGTATTGGTAATACTATAGTTTTAGGATGTGCCATTATCTTTTACCATCTGGTCTTATATCTAATCTTACATCACCTAATCGCCAACCATAATCATTTGATGAATTAGATACTCTTATTGCACATTGTCTGCTTCTAGCTCTAGTATTAGTAAATGTAGAAGCTGGAGTGACTGAAACAGTTGATAATGTTGATAAATCTTCTAAAGGATAGTTTCTACCTTTTATAGTAATAGTTACATCATCAGTTGTTGATTGCTGATCTCTAAACTGTACATCAGGTATTATACTATTAACTGCTATAAATTTTTCTCCATCTGGGTCTAAATCAAAATCACTTGATTCTATAAATGCAGTAAAATCAGCACCATCATCACCATGACCTATTTCATGTCTATAAATATAATTACTATTGCTTGTGCTACTATTTTTACTTGCAGCTATAGGGTTAGTTAATATTAATGCTTGATCCCAAGCTGTTCTTACAAAATTATCTGATGTTGTACCAATAGACCAAACTTGCTCTAAATAATTATATAAAACATATCTATCTACTTCTGAACTATTTTTTGAAGGATAAAACCACATAATTTCATTAGCACTATCATTTACAGCACCAAATATTTTAAACGCTTGTCCTTGATTAAGATCACTTAAAACATAATCTAAAACTGTGCATGGTAATCTTTGTGCAGAACCTGAGTAAACATAGAATCCACCATTATCCATAAAGTAAACACTATTATTTGCACTAACTGCTGCATTTGGAGATATTAAAGAAGGACCATGTGCAACTTCATTAAAAGAAAAAACAAATGGTGCTCCTACAAATCTCATAGAGATAATACCTGCATCTGTCCAGATAAGTATTTCTTGTCTTGTTTGTAATGCTCCTATAATAATAGAACCCATAGAAAGTTGCACACCACCAGCTTGATTAGTTGCAGTTGGTGTCCAGTCAGTAATACTTTCTGTATCTGAAAATCTTACTAATAAAGGGTCTAAAGTTGATGATCCTACTGGATTACATCCAAAAGTTATAACATGACGATCTACATCAGATACCATTGTTTGTAAAGCTACTGTTGGAACATCGCTTGCTCCACTTAAAGATGTAGCATTTACAGCTCTAGTGCTTGTTCCTGATGATTCATCCCAATAAAATATACCGCCTGCTCTTGGATTTAAAACTGTATCATCTCCAAAATTATCTATAGACCACAATCTAAGCTGATTAGTAAATGATAAAGATGTTGATGATCCCCATGTTCCTGCTCCCCATGTTCCTGCTCCCCAACCTGTAGATTGCACATATGAATCTAAACCAGAATTAAGTTGATATACAGCATCTGCTGCAGAACCACCATTACCAGTATCACTAGAATTTGCAGTAGCAGTTGCAGTAAATGTAAAAGTATTAGCATTTGGAACAGTATCTATTTGATATTCTTGATTTAAAACTGCAGCAGTAATATTACCACCTAAACTTACAGCTTCACTTATAGTAACAAAATCACCTGTTACAGCTCCATGACTGCTATCAGTTGCAGTTATTGTTGTAGAGCCATTAGTAGCTGCAAAAGTAATACCATTTGTTGTTGTAGCTCTTATAGGAGTTACATCAGCATATTGATTACCTTCTAATACATAAAATTTTTGATGTGTTCCAAGAGTAATATAATTAGAACCATCTGCAGCTTTATAGGTATGTATCTTTCTTGATGTGCCAATAAAACTATCAGTACTTTGTTTTTGCCAACCACCTATTCTTTCAGGTCTACCTTTACGAAATCTAACTTTATCTGCATCAAACCAGCCACCTTCATTACTATAGTTGGTGCCTTCTTTATTTATTCCTGGTCTAAATACATACTTTCTTAATGGCATATTTAAACCTCATGCCATTCTTTACCTTCAAATAGTAAAGATTCTGCTAATCTTCTTCGCTCTAAACCTGGCAAAACTACTTTCTCTCCATTAACTCTTGCCTTATTCCATTTACGCATTTGATGTGGAACTTCATCTTTTTTATTTTCGTTTAAAACTCTTAACATAGTGCTACTATTTAGGTTTGTAGGACCTAAGTTATAAGTCCAAGCTACTAAAGCATCAAATTCATTTTGTTCTAATGGCACAGTTACAGCACTATTTACATAAGCACCATAAACTGGTAATTCTTCTTCTAGCCATTTTTCTGCTTGTTCTTGTGTGCAAGTATCTCCTTCTTTTACATCTTTAGTTCGACCAAATGCTATGGTCCATTTTCCTGCACTACATTTATAAGCTTCAAGCTCACAACCTTCAAATTTTTTAATAAGCTGTTTGCCTTCTTCTGATATTTCCATTTTACTCTCCTTTATCGCTTGTGTGAGATGCTCCAAAATAGAATGAAATAATCGCACTTGCTAATCCCCCTAAATATCCTAATACTAGATTTATAAGAGCTTCGCTATTTTGTTCTGGTGGCTGTAGTGTTACTAAAAAAATATAACCTAAAAATCCACCAATAGTAAATAAACCTATAATTCTTGCTGTCCAATCTTTGCTAAACATACCTCTAGCGTGTTGTTTATCTTGTGTTTCTAACTTAAATATATCTACATCTAACTCTTTCATTTGAACTTCAAATTCTTGTTCAGCTTTTTTAAGTTCCATCATTTGTTCTGGTGTAGCACTTTGTAAAGCTTGCTGTATAGATTTTTGATCATTTGATACGCCTAATACTTCTGCTATCTTACCCATAGCCATGCCACCTAAAGGACCACTTAAAGCAGTTCCTATTGTTGGTGCTACTGTACTAACTAAATTTTTTAATATCCCTTTCATAATACTTTCCTACCTTAATGTATATATAGCTAATTTATGTTTTTTGCCTTTTACAGATATTGGTTTTAGTAATTTTAACTTAAAACTACAATGTTTTTTAGTGTTATGACCTATGATTAAATCAACACCTACATCTTTGGTAGCACTTTCAAGTCTAGCTGCTGTATTTACAGCGTCACCTATTGCACTATAATCAAAGCGTGTATCACTTCCCATATTACCTATTATCGCTTCTCCTGAGTTTACCCCTATACCTATGTCTATTCCTAGATTGGCTTGCTCCATATCTGCCTGTATTTTCTGTGCTGCTAATATGGCTTTATTCTCATGCTCTTTTAAATCTATAGGTGCATTAAATATAGCCATCATCGCATCACCTATATACTTATCTACCATACCACCATACTCTTTTACTGCATTAGCTTGTATAGTTAAAGCTCTGTTCATAATATGAGTAACTTCTTCTGGCTCTAGTTTTTCTGATAAAGATGTAAAACCACGAACATCTGTAAATAAAAAAGTGCAATACTTTCTTTCACCACCTAGTTTTAATAAGTCAGGATTATCTTGTAATTGTTTTACTTGTCTAGGATCAAGATAATGCTCAAACTGTTTTTTAATTTCTTGTCTAAGCTTATATTGTTCTCTAAATCGTAAGTAAAAAGCTATAGAAGCAGTTATAAATTGTGATATTAAAGTCCAACTAACATCTACAAGTATTCCACGCTGTATTAAATAGTATCCAGAAAATATTGTTAATAAAAATAATAGACTGGTAAATGTTATTCCTAGCGTTATTCCAAAAATATTTATTAAAAACCAGACAAATGTTACTGTTATCACTAGAATTAATAATTCAACAGCTAAATGCCAGTCAGGAATATAAGGACTATCTTGTATTAAAATAGATTCTGCTAATGCAGCTTGTATCTTATGTGGCTCTAATAAACCTACAGGTGTTGCTATCTGAGGCATTACTCCACTTGCAGTAACTCCAACAATAACAAACTTACCATTAACATTCATTTCTTGTAAATCTGTTTGTGGTGTATCTACCCAACTAATCCACTTACGACCCAAAGTATCTGTTTTAACTGATGGTATTCCTCGTATTGATATTTCCTCTATACCATTATCACTAGTTTTTATAATGTATGTTTTAACATCAAATATTGATTTATATATTTGTGTGCCAAAACTAGGAATCCATTGATTTTCTGGAGTTTTAACTAAAAGAGGTATTCTTCTTACAAGTTGATCTACTTCAGTGGGAGCAATGGCTAAACCCTGCAATGTATTATCTGTAAGAGTGTTCAGGTTTTCCTTAACTCCCAAACTTACTATACCACCATTATCTTCGCCTTTCACTACTGTCCCTGTAGGTTTAGGATAATTACCTTTACCATCCTCAAACATAGCTATTACTGAAGGTGCATAACCAAGCGATCTAGCAAAATCTTTATCACCACCAAATCTATCAGCTTGTGGAAATGATATTGCCCAACCAACTCCTATAGCACCTTTAGCTAATAACTCTATATTTATTTCTGCAAGTCTTTGTCTTGGCAAAGGATAACCACCTTCAACCTCTACATCTTCTTCAGTTATATTTAATATTACAAAGTTTCCTGATGGTTCTGGTGTTTTTATAAAAGTGTCATACACTCTAAGTTTTAATATTTCTGTTGGCGTTGACTGATATATTAATGGCAATAACAATAATATAACTATAGGTAATATTAGTTTTTTCATTAGCTTTCCTGTTTAATTCTTATAACACTACTACTACCACCATTTATCTTAATAGTTCTTGAAACACCATCTTGTATTAAAATTACTGTATAGCTACCATCTGAATCTATATCAACTCTTGCTGTATTATTTACACTTCTTAATATCGTAAGTTTTTCACCTGTAATAAAAGTAGTAATCTGAGTGTCTAAATCTTGACCAAATCTAGTTCCTGCAATAGCTATAGATGATACATCTGCTTGTAATTGATCTTGTTCTTCTTGTATATTTAATTCATCAAGAACATCTAATAAATCTTCTAAAAAATTAACATCTAAATAATTAATATCAAGTTCAGTAAATTCTAAATCAGCTTCATTATCTAAAAAATCTTCTTCTAAATAATCTATATCAAGATCATTAAAATCTAAAATAGTATTTGACTGTGCAACAACTTCTTCTTGTTTTAATTCTTTTTCTTCGGGTGGTGATACTATTAATATGTTATCAATTAAATCAAGAGATAAATCTAATACTACTGGTTTACTTGGTGCATTTTCAAATACAGATACAGTAGTAGCTTCAAAAGGTTTATTTAGTATGACACTTCCTGTTGCTGTTATTACCTCTATTTCTCCACTAGATAATCCATATTGATCTGGTAAAAGTATTATTAATGATTCACCTAATTCATTTACTGTAGCTGTAAAGTCTGTTCCTCTAATAGCTATATTAGCAGTAGGAGTTTTTAAAGATATATTCTTTTTATTAAGTTTATCTATATTCCCAGAAATAAATCTAGTTGTTCCAATAGCAAATGTAAGTGCCATTTTAGATTTGCTTGGGTCTGGATCATATATATACTCGTCTATTAACAGTTGACTATGTTCTGTAAGTCTAACTGTAGAATCATCAAGAAATGTTATAGCCATACGACCATTAGAAGTTATGGCTTCATCATTGCTTTGTATATCAAAATCTACAAAAGCATCTAAGGGTTTATCCCTTACTATTTGTGCATTACCTCTTAGTTCAGATATGTCTCCAATATTAACATCCTGTGGTTGTGCCTTGATCGTCTTGAACGACACAAATATTGGAATTAGAAGTATTGCTAATAATTTTAAGATAATCCCTTGCAAGTGTAGATGATTGCGTAATATCAATATCATTTGAACTCCCATCTAAATCTAAGTAAAAATATCCAGAATCAGCAGATGTTGTTCCTGAATAACCACTAGCTGTAAAATCTATCGCATTTGAACTTCCATTAATATCAAGATAATTTATGGCATTCTCGTAATCTATATCAAAATCAAGAACATTGCTGTCACCCAAGATAACCCAGTCTAAATCAAGATAAGAAGAATCAGCATTTTCTGCTATAGCTAAATCAAATTCATTGCTTGAACCTGTAACATCAATATTAAGATTTACATAATCAGCACTTATAAGACCTGTGCTATTCATAAGTATATCCATAATATTAGAGTCACCATTCCACTCAAAATACCCAGTAAAGTTATCACCATCAATAGCATCTGATCTAAATATGTTAGAACTACCTATCTGATTAATGTCAAGTGTCATTGACACACCATCAAGGTCTAAAGCAGTCATTGTTCCAGATGTAGCTTGTGTTCCACCTATTAAGTTTGATGACCCAAGTTGTTCTAAATCAATAGCAGCTGAATTTCCTGACTGATCTACATATATTTCATTATCTGCAAAAACAGACAATGATAAAAATAAAAAAACATTTAATAATTTATTCATATTTCCAGTACCCTCTCTCGTACCCTATATTTATAAGTTGTAAAACTGCACCCTCAATAGCTTTCATTAAAGCTAAAGTAGTACTCTCATTCGAGGCAGAACCTATTTCTACCTCTACAAGCTCAGTTCCCATTTCTATAAATTTAAAGACATCCTGAGACTGTCCATAACTATATATTATTTTTTGCGACATAACTTCTATTAATATTTCACCTGTTGCTACTGATACCATTCGCAAACTTACACTAACAGAATCTTCTCTATACTGCATACTAGAGCCAATGCCTAAATATCTTGCACCTATTCCGCCAGTAGATATATTACTATCATAAGATACAACTGCACCTTCTAACAATACACCTGCAAAAAGTAAAGGTGATAAGATACTTTGATCATCTAATTGTTCTCTCGTTGATCTTATAAGTTGTCTTTCTTTTGTAAGATTATCAAGTCCTACTCTTTCTACTACACGAAAAAAATTTCCATCTGAAGCGTGTTTTAATGACCTTATAAGTATAGTATTTGGTGCTTGTGTTATTGCTGATGAAAACATAGCAAACTCACTATTACTTTTTCTTTGTCCTGTTTGATCAGTAAATGCAGTAGGATATACAGCTACAACTGGTTTTACTAAAGGTGGTTGTATATTTGCTAAATCTTTTGATTGTAGATCATAGATACTAAAAGTTTCTCTACCTTCTAAATTTAAGGTTTTTGGATTTGTTTCTCTAACTACATCTATAAGACTGCAACTAGAAAGAAAAATCCCCGAGAGGCAAAGATATTTCAGTTGTTGTACCATCATTAGTATTAAAAATTGTTAGTATTATCATACCATCTTCTATTTTATATGAGATGATATTACCTTCTAGTTCAAATGTGCCTTCCGTTGATTGTGTTTCACCAAACATATTTTCTACAATCTGTCTGGATATTTGTGCATAAATACGACTTTCTAAATTTCTTATAAATCTTGCTAATGTAGTATTCTCAGCATCTCTTTCTAATTCATCTTGTAATGCTTTTATTTCTTCTTTTATAGTCATCTTACGCATATGTTCTTGATTTTCTATCGTAAGATAATGAGAACTTGTATTTACACCAGAAAAAGATGGTGACTTAAATTTAAAAGTTATTTGATCAGCACTTAAATTAACACCAATAATACCTAAAGACATTACTAAACCTATTATTAGCAAGCTTCTAATTATAAATATTTTTTCTTGTTCTTCTTTAATCTTTTCTTTGATCATCTCTATCTGCCTTTGCTATTTTATTACTATCAATTAGTTGTGGTACACCTAATATAGTTTTAATTAATGTATCTTGTCTAATAATTTCATTGTCTAAACTTCTAATTCTATCTATAAGAGCCACTAAAATACCATGCTGACTATCAAGTTTTGTACCTAATCTTTCTTCTATTGCTGCAATTTGACTTTCTACTTTCTCATCAACAGTATCAAGTTTTGTTTCCATGCCATCTACAATACGCATAATAAGTTTATATATAAACCAACCTAAACCTAATGCTGCTGCTATTGGGAATCCTACCTCTTGTATTAATTGAACTGCAGATTCCATTATTCTATTGGTGTATATGCACCTGCATCAATAAGTTTTTGTCTATTAATAAGATGTTCTGCTTCTATATCTAATTTACTTTGACCATGATAAGAAACTGCTAAATTTTCATCAATCATTGACTGATTAATATCTTTCCCATCAATTAATATCTTACCTAATATTCTTCCAAATTTACCTTTGCTATCTTTTTCAGTTTTAATAATAGTATCTGTGCCATTATCAATATGATCTTGTATGTATTTTGCAGCTAATTTACCTCTAGCTTTTTCATCTAAATCTCTTGTCCTAGATTCTGGAGTATCAATACCATACATCCTAACTCTAGTTTTGTGTAATATAGAAAAACCACAATCAATTATTACATCAACTGTGTCACCATCAACTACTCTAGTTATTTCACATTTATATTCATACATTATCTTTTTTTTCCTTTATGTAATCCATGTTTTGCGTGTTGTTTACCTTTTCTAGTAGCTGCTCTCTTTTTTCTATTTGCTGCTGCTAATTTTCTTCTACCTTTTTTTGTTGATTTTAATCTTTGTATTTGTTTTTTAGGAGCATATACCTCTCCTGTTTCGCTAGATTTTTTACCACTAGGAGTAGTCCAATCTTGATCTGTCCAATTCTTTAGACTTTTTTGCGTTTTTTTTAAGGGCATTAATTTTCCTCATTATATAAATTATCAAATACTTGATTTACATCTAAAGCATAATCTAAATCATTTCTACTATAGTGTATATGTTGCGATGGTTTAAAATCTGGTGCTCCATGACCAGCTTCAAACCAAGCTGGATGTGTTACTCTAACTCTATTATTTGGTAAAGCTACAATATTACCAGTCCATTTACCAGCATCTAACAACTCTAATACATGACTTTGTTTATGTTGTGCTGGATCATCTGCTATTTCATTTTCTGCATAGTCTACTGTAAATAAATATCTAGCAGGATACATATCACCATCTATCTTAGCTAACCAAGGAGAAGGTGTTGCTCTATCTAAAACATATACTGAGTGATTATAAGAAGAACAATCCCAAGGCTGTGCTGCCCAAACAGGCATTGGTTCTGCCCATTCATCTACTGGTATATCTGCAACTAAAGCTGTTATAGGCATCCTTGCCCACATAGCTCCACCATACACATTATCTTGATCAAGATCGTCATAGGTTTCTGCACCTGTAAATATTACTTGAAAACTCAAACAACGACATGGCATTGTAGTTACAGCTATTGCCATAGCGTGTAAAAATTCTCCATGATATTTTTCGTGATTATGTGTATATTCTTTTCTAACCCAACATTTAAAATGTGGTATATTGCTTTGTAAATAAGCCATAACTCTTTCCCTTAGTTTTAATTATTTATATCCACCACCTGCTTTTTTATAAGCTTTAGCAAGCATTTGTGCTTTTCTTGCTGACCATTGACCAGGTCTACCGCCTTTGCTACCAGCTTTTATTCTGTTAAAAATACGCTTACGCATACCTGGTTTAGTATAATTACCAGCTTTATTTACTGTAGATTTTTTTTGTCTACTCATCCTATAAACCTCGATAAAATTACGCTTCCCACTATAAATGGATATACTGCCCAAAGCATCATTTCTAACTTATCAAAACGGCTAGAACCATCTTCAAGTCTTTTATCAATGCTTTTATATATAGCTTTACATTCTCTTTCGTGAGATTCAATAGCATTTAAAGCGTCTTTAACAGTAGTCATTATTTTTCTTTTTTCTCTTTAGTTTTTTCTACAACTTCTTCTGCAGCATCTTTAGTATATTCTGCAAGAAGATTAGTAAAAACTGATTTGCTTGCTTTTATTTGATCAAGTTGAAAATTTAATTGTGATTCTTTAGTGGTTAAATCTTCTATTTGTGCTTTACAATATTGTTGTTCTTTAGTTAGTTCTTTATCTGTCATAATATTCCCTGTTAAAAATTAATAACTAATTATAATGCATAATGCAATCAAATTGAAATCTATACATCCCAACAATTAAGATTTGAGGCAATAGTTCTTCTTTCGCCTTTGCCTTTGAACGGATACACCATATGTTGTAACCAAGATGGAAATATCAACAACTTACCTACCTCTGGTGTCATTACAAATGATTGTGCTGGTTTAAGTCTATCACTATCTATAACTGAAACTTGTCCATATTGAAAAGCTATACAGCCGTCTGAATGTCCTGATTCATTATACAAAGAATAAGTTGGACTATTAGCTGTAGCTTTTTTGCCTATTTGTGAAGGTACTTTAGTCCAAGCTGTAGTAGATATACCCATAAGAGTTTTAGTGCCATGATCGTGAATAGGATTATAGTCACCATCATAACTATGAACTGACCAAGTTTCATCAATTTCAACTCTTTTTGCATTTTTTAATTTATTACCCATATTAGCAAAGTTTCTAATATATTCAGCACCCAAACTACATACAAAATCATTATATGCAATCAAACGCTTGTCTGTGTGATCTAATAATAATTGTTCTCCACTATGTATTTGACCAACTAATGTTTTAGCTAATGATTCTTTATTTTTACTTTCTCTATATTCATCCATATAGTCATTGACATCATCAATCATGTCTTGCGGCATTTGTGTCTCTAAGACATATACCGCAGGCATATTATGGAATTTATATTCTACTTTTGCTTCCCCATTATCCATCATTAACTAGGTACGCTAAATGCTTGGTCTGGCGTGCTCTCAACAGGTGGGTTAGTTATAACGCTATCTACTTGACTAGCAAATACTGCATCCCATTGTGACACAGGACAGATAGCCACTAAATTAGCGTTAGTCCAACTACTTTTAGCTTTTAGAGTAAAACCATTTACTGCTTGCTCTACTGTAGTGTTAAAAGTAGAAGTATAGTAAGTGCTGTCACCCTCACTATCATTTGTATATGTCATCTCTATATCCCACTTATCTACTTTACTAGATGAGTTTACATAGGGAACACATTTTGTTATTGCTTTACTTACTGCCATTTTATTCCTCCTTTAAGGTTTGTATTTCGGCTTTTAATTCATCTACTTGCGTAGACAGTTCTTGAATTGATTTTACTAACATGGGTATAAGAGCAGCTTCAGCAATTTCTTGTTGTCCACTTTCCATTACATTCCACATTTTAAATCCATCAACAATTTCAGGGTGACTATCTATAACTTCTTTTACTTCTTGTGCTATAAAACCATGATTAGTAGTAGCAAACTTATAAGGTTCTATTGAGTCTTTTTCATAGCCATTAAATTCTTCTGGTATATCACCTTTGTTTTTATAATTAAAAGTTCTAGGTCTTAAATCATTTATAAAACTTAATCCTGCTGTTGAATCTTCAATATCTTTTTTAACCCTTCTGTCAGAAACTGTTGCCCAAGTTGCTACACCATTTTGTGCTCTAATGTCATCAGTACCAAGTCCTATTGTAGTAAAACCACCAACAGCAGAAATACCATAACCTAATCCATTTGCGTTAGAGTCTGTTGCATTACCTGCATCAATACCAGAACCAATTAAAGTACAAAAACCTGCGGTGGTTATGTTATCGCCACAAGCAGTACCAACTACCGTATTGTGAGCACCTGTAGTGACTGATACTGCTGCACTA